TTTACTTTGCATAGTGATCTCTCTTTATCGTATATTTATCATGTTCTATTATCTGCTAGTTTAATTAACATTTGTGTTAACAGCGCCATGTGTGTACCACGATCCAGGAACTGCTTTTATAAAGTTAGCAATTCTGCTTTCGTCATCCGATACTGATATCGTACTGTCCCATGATTTTCCAACCCGTTTAACTACTGTAATTCTTGTACCTACTTCTAGTTTATTTGTTAATCTAAGTTGTTTTAGATTGCCATCAACTGCAAAATCTGCATCAAATTGGATATCGCCTTCTGGGCTTTCCGGATGGTTATTAACATTATGCACAGAATACGGAACTTTCTTTAACCGAATATTACCGATAAAAAATGCCCAGTTTAATTTATCAGCATTAAATAACAGTCCGCTAGTATGTGCAACACTGCAACGATACGAATAACTTCCAAATATAACTACATCGTCAATCGAATAGCTAACACCCGAAACCCATTTAGAATTGCTATAGCCGCCTACAAATACTTCTATGTCATTTGCTTGGCCGTAACTAAATGGAATTGAAGAAACAAAATTTGAGTCGTAGGTCCAAGTGTCTAAAGCTTTTGCCGGAGTAAACGACAAATTAACAATGTGAGACCCGTCCGAGATATGTTGCTCAACAAGTATGTTATCAGAATAAGGAATAGTCTCGCTTGCACCAATTTCTTGAACAACTTCGCCAACAGGATGAATTTTAGGAGTGCCTGTCCCTAATGTCCCTCTGCGCAACTGGCCTAAAACATTGCCAGTAATTGTAAAAAATTCAATCCTTTCACCGTTAATTTCAATAATTCCAGGTTTATTTAATGCAATTGTAGGATGATCAAATTTACTTGCATCGCTAACGGTAATTGTTAAATCTCTATATGATAACTCTTTAACAAGCCATGTTTGTTTATTAAGATTCAAACGTTTAAAATGTGTTCTGTTTAACATATCTTTAAACTGCATATAAGAAATTGCAGGTCTGTCAACATTACTGCTAAATGTAATTAACGATATTTTATCAGTTAATTCCGGTAATTTAAATAGTCTAACACTGGCTCTATCGTCGTTGAGTTTAAAATCGATGCTTGGAATTAATAGTTGCCCGTTATGAATAACCCAAACATATCGATCATCAATAACTGCACGGTCTAAACTAATTATACCAGTTGTAACATCAGTACACATATAATATTCAAGCGTATCGGCTGTAAATGTTGCAGGCGGAATAACTGTCAAATTTGATCGATGAATATCTAGTATATCATGTTTATAAAAAGTCGTTACTTCGATTACTGACGGTGCACTATAAAGTTGTGATAATCTAATTGTTGCAACTGTTGCACTCGTTGCTGGAATATAAACATACCCAGTATCCTCTGTAACCGAAACAGTTAAAGTCTGTCCTGCAAATTTAGAATATGTATTTTTGTTAATTTTAATAGTAACTCCACTAAGATCAACAGTGTAGTCATTTCCTATTTCAAGTAATATGCTGTTTGCAAATACCGATAAGTATTCAATGTTTACCGAATACGGCGGAATCTTAATCTTATCTAACGAATAAGTTAATTTATTATTTTTAATTTCAAAATATAAATTATTAGGTGAAGTTAAAATATTTTGACCAATTTTAACAATCATATTTGATTCAGCCGGAAGTGAATTACCAACAGTATTCGACAACGGGTATTCTGCCACACCTGTTGCAGGAATACGTTGAGTTTTAACTGTTGAAAATGTTTGTTCAGTACCTTCGACTATTACATAATTAATAACATCACCTGCTGCAGGAATATCTATTAATCTAAAACCTATCATACCCGATGTTGGTATCTTAAACAATTCAGCATTTACTACTTCACCGTTGACATACACTAGTGAAGAAACACGGGTTTCCCACGTTGCATTTGTATTAAATTCATGCGAGGTGCCATCACTAACTTTATAATTAATATCCAAAATGTGTTCACCACTAAACCCAAAACTTATTATCGTAATAATATCAGTTGCCGTAGGCGGTGCAACAAATTCTATAATTTTATTTTTATAATCAACTATGTAATCTGCTGTAGCTGTTTTTACAGATGAAGTTATTGTATTTGATTGTTTAACAATAATAGCGTCAGTACTATTAGCAAACTGAGATATTTCAAACTGTGTAGTTGTGCCATCTGCAATATACGTATCGATATTAATATTTGCAGAACTGTTTCTAGCTTTATCGAACACTTTAATTGCAACTGAATCGACTATCTGCCCAGGTACTACTTCGTCCGGCGCAAAACTTGTCATCGGAGTAACAAATCCGTCACCGTCGACTACAATATCTTCAGCAGCAAGACCAGATGCAGTAGTATAGGTTAAATTTCCGCCACTTAGCGCAGTGTCGTAGTCATCAAATTTAATATCAGTAGAACCGTCACTTGTGCTTGTGCGTATAATAAATTTGTCACCGTTAACAACCGTTAATGAATTTGGTATAGTAACTATATCAGTTGTCCCAGATGAAACTATGGTTTGCATTATTGCATCGGTATTTGTTTGTAACGGAGTATTATAATTAGGATCGTCTAATCTAACCGCAGGACGATATCCAGAAATAATAATGTCACTTGTTACTGCTATCGGAACATTTAACTCAATTTGGCCATCATTGATCATAAAGATGTTGTTTGATGTAGTTAACACTCGTGTAAATTTAATCGGAGTGTCGGTTGCAATGTCCGCATAAATCATTTGGCTCAATGTTATGCTAGTGTTACTATCAATCGACACAACTGTTGTATTTGAATTAAATGTTCCAAATATAATTCCCATAACACCAATTGATACACTAGCATTATCATCAGCAGGTTGAATATCAAAAATTGCACCGCCGATAGTTGAACTAATTGTTATAGTAGTCGAACTAACAACAGTCTTAACATAATATACACCACTAACTATACCGCCTAAACCTTTTCCTGAAAATAATAACGGCATATTAGGTAACATATTTTCAGTACTAGTAACAACAACAATGTTAGTAGTACTATTTGTTTGTGTTAATGTAACCTTAGTAGTCCAAAATGACTGACTATCGTTAGAAACAATATCACCTATTTCAATACCAACAGTAGTATTAACAGATAGCGCAGTTACACCTATAACGTTTGATGTAGCTGCTACTTTCGGAAGTGATACTGTTGATTTAACCACTGTCACTGTCGGTGTTTCTACAGCGTTACTAAAGTAATAAATTAAATCAGTCCCATTTGAATTAAACGTTTCTGTTGTTGATTGCACGTGATATACATTTAAATTTGTCCCTTGTGCAGGAATATATGGAAGTATTACATCATAAGTGTCAGCAGCAACAGTAACTGAATAGTTTTCAGATAATTGATCAGCACTGTCCCAGTTATCTGAAAAATATGGAGTTCCGTCCCAACCTTGATTAAACTCAAACCCTAAACCATTTATAATAACACCGCCATAATCAATTCCGGCCATAAGTTGAGTGGGCTCGTTACCTAACTGGCCACTTGTCGGATTGTAATAAAAATGAGCGCGATCTGCTGCATTTAACAAATTCCAATTTTTTAAATAGGTTATAGAAATTGTCGAACTAATTGCAGGTGCTGTATCAAATATCAACGAACCTTGATAACTTGTAAATCCACGCGATGTTGACTTTATAATTTTTAAAACATAAGAATCTTTTAACACCGATAAACCATTAACAGTTACCGTCGATGTTCCGACCTGGATATCAGGTGCCCAAATCAACGAAAATTGCGCACGTGATCCCGATCCAACAAATGTTTCAGTTTCTTGAAGATGTGTAATAAAATAAGTAGGTGTTAATCGATCAAACTTCATTTTAATTAGATTTGATCGTATAACACTATCACCTATGATTGCAACTGCTCGAGCAGGTAATCCACCTATATTCAAACCGCCATCTAGAGTAACAACTGGCGCAGATCGATATCCTTTGCCTTTAGTTAACAACACCACACGACTAACTTTTCCATTTGTAATAAATGCTCGAGCAGTTGCACCTGTACCGACCTGGCTCGTAATAGAAACAATCGGTGGCAAAATATACCCAGATCCTGAGTCAACTATTTCTAACGATGTAATCGAAAACCCAAGATTATCTAACCAAAATTTCCAAGGATACTTGTTTATAGTGTCGTTGCCAGCAACTACTTCACCAGTTGCTAACATTTTTGTATCAATAGGTGATAGTTGTTTTGATATCGGATCGTATACTACTGGTAAATCAAAATCAGAAATTGCAGATTGGGTATTTTCAACTTTTGAAAATACACTTACATATTCGCGTATCTGAGTTCTGTACGGTTTAACTTCTGAAACAAAATCTTCAAAATTTTGAAGATTATCATTTTTATATGTAACTAACTGGCGAAGACTACCAATGTTGTGATTTGCTTTTACAAAACTTGTTTTAAAAATCCAATCAACATACGCCTGTTCGCTTAATACATATCGAACCGTTGCAAAGAAAAGATTTAAATATTCTGATGTAAGTTCATTGATTAGAATATTTTTCTTAATTGTATCTAAAATAATTCTAAGTTCAACTGCGGCACTATTATCGTAAATACCGCCGTCAAATCGTATCCCATCGAATCCTATATCAGTGCTTACATATTCATACAGAATTGAACTTAACTGTATAGTGCCATTCTGACTTCCGATAACTTTATATGACTGTGTCCAATTAATAGAATCAACATTTGCAAATTTTTCTAATAATACCCAATTACCCGAAATTGTTGTACGAATTTTAACAGTTTCGCCTACTGATACTACAACTGAATTTAAATCAGCATAGGTATCGACCACGTGAGTTATCTGATTAAATTGATTATACCCCGCTGCATACCAATCAATTGTATTCCAATATTTCCTAACATCGTAAGCTTGAGAAATAACTTTTAACCAACTAAGTGTTTCAGGTTGATATGAATATATACTCCACACATTATTTGATTGTGAATCACTAAGCAGTAACACTGAATAGTTTCTGACTATTAATGCAGTGTTGTCGCTGTACCCTTCGCCGCTGTTTACAATCTCACAACTAATAATTCTACCTGCTGCATTAATAGTCGTGCTAACAACTGCATTAATACCTGACCCTACTACTTCAACAGTTGGCGCAACTAAATAGCCACGTCCGGTGTTAACTATAGTAACACCTGTAATTTTCCCATCTGTAATTACTGGTGTAATTAACGGTAGTCTAAACGATTTAACCAATATAAATCGCAATTCTTCATAGGTATTTAAAATTTCATCATATCTGCCATGTATGAAATTAGGCGCTTCATCATATGAATAAAGCGGTGATAAATCACACGAGTCGACTATTAAATTTTTTCCTAGTGTAAGGTTAACTTGTTCAATATATTGTTTTAATGCCTCAAACCGATTAACAAACATGCTCTGGCGAGGTCTAGATTCTATACCGTATCGAAGTTTAATCGGAAGTAATGTGTCGGGCACATCTCGATTATTTAAATCCTTACCGCATAAACTATCAATCCATTTTTGTTCTATCTTTTCCGGAATAGAAGTTGACGAACCTGAATTAATTAATTTCCACTCTGTGTGAATATTTTGATCAATTTTATCAACTGTCCAATATTCAATAGACAACACAACATTATCATTATCTAATAAATCTTTAACATTTATTAAACTAAATGAATTCGTGCCAGTAAGCGCAAGAAATTTGTAACCGTTACCTCGTGGGTTACTAATCAACGACGCAACTTCATATGCAGAAATGCGGCGGCTATTATTGTCTGGTACTGTTTTTTTGTTTTTAACCCAATAATAATAAGTATATTTTTTAGTTTTACTAATTGTATCAAAACGAGTTTTAACACTATATGCAGAATCACTGTACAGAGTAGTACCGCTAATATCTAATGCAAGTCCTTCTTCAGTGTCAGTTAACGAGTCCCAATCGGACGGTTTATATTTTGATTCTACCCATTCATACACGTCAATAGATGCACCGGTTGCTAACGTACACCAAGTATTATTTCTATAAACAATATCAGTATCATAACTATCGATAAATTTTGCAGTCGTTAAATCCCACCACAGCTGATCAACTTGTGCAGTTGTCCACGCAATGCTTTCGTCAATGTTTACGTTACTTGCTGTCCCATTTGAATAAATTGCAGGATCATAAAATAATTTATATTTGATTTCTTGATCTGCAGATCCAGGATTTTTACCTTGTATCGGATCAAGTATATCTAAATAAGTTAACAATTCTAAATTTCGTTTATTATATAAGAATGCTTGTTTAATTTTAAAAACATCCGGTTTTTTACTTTCTTCGTGAATTTTAATCCAACTTTTTAATTTTGAAAAATTTATAAACTCATACACTTTTCCGCTTCTTTCGTATATGTTTGTCGAGTATGGTGCTCCGACTAATACACTAGTGTTGTTAACTGCAATTGCTTGCCCATATCCGTCATTAATCTGTGCAGGAGTAGTTATGCTTTCGCTAAACACCCAACTAGTGTTGTATCGATCATAGATATCAACCCTGCCACAATCAACATTAAGATCTCTAACTAACGTCGATTGTAAATCAAATGTAGTTGTATCAGAATCAAATGTTAAATTGTCATAACTATCAGAATTTGCACTGTACACTACCAATGTGTCAACATCGTTTGTAAAATATAGTTTACTGCCAAACGACTGAAAGGCCTCAGGAGCAATGTTAGTTAATGTTTGATAGTATTCAAACTCACTATTAACATTACTTTTATAAATTAAAACTGTACCAGCAGATGGTAATATTTCTGTCTCTTGATTGTACATTGCCGATACTGCAAGATAATTTCCTGTATTTGAAATCGAAACACCTGTACCGAATTGGCTTATATTTTCAGTTGTTCCTAGTGTTTGTACCAATGTAAATCCCAAATTACTAGCTGCATATATGTAAACGTTACCTGCAGATCCTGCAGGATCTGGTGCTGATACCACTAACATACTACCGCTATCAGTTGAAACAATAGTTTCACCGAACTGGCTTTGACTTGTATCGTCAGTTAGTGTGTTTTGTAAATTAAACTTCCACTCTGTTTTAGTAAATCGGTAAGTCCCTGATAACTCCAAAGTCGGTGCTGCACTTAATTCAATTGTATTATTAGCTAATATTTCAACAACAGTTTGCCCGTTAACAAATCCTGTACCAACAATTGCCATGCCCACTTTAATGTTATCAATCGAAGTTAATACTATCTTAGTATCAGCCGAACCTTGTGGATCAAATGACGAAGATGCAATTACCGACGTGCCATATGTAAGATTGTACAATTTTGTTTTATCGTCCTGCCCGGTTGCTCGTATTAATAATGTACTTCCTGCAAACGCAATGTTAGATCCAAAATGTTCAAAATTTACAGGCTGTGGACTTACGATAGAATCAACTAGTTGATAAATGTTATTTGAATCTTTTTCATACAACGAAATAACACCTTGTTCTAAAAGCGACGATGTCGTTGCTGTCAAATCAACCGGAATATACGGAACTTTTTTCCATTTATCAATATGCAAATCAGGATATTGTTTAGCAGAAACTGTTGTTGCAATTGCTTGATAATGTTCGTTATCGTACAACACAATGTTACCTAATGCGTATATTGTAAATTCACTAAACACCCCTACATAATTTGAAAATGCTGCAGATGCAAACGGTGAGCCAGTTACTAACCACCGACCGTCAGTAGACATTGCTACGTTATTTGCAATCTGAGAATTAATATTATTTCCATCAATATCGTCAGGATAGATAAACGGTTTAAAAATCTGTTGTCTATAAACCCATTCAAATGTTGCATGAGTTCTATCATAGATATATGTAAATCCTGTAGCAGTTGAGACTGCAATAATATCACCGGCTTTATTTGTTGCAATGTTTCGACCGTATTCTAAATTAAATGAAGAGTCTGGATTAAATAGTTGCCCTTGTTGATAAACTGTATTATATTTCCAAGTTGCCCATTTTTCATTCTCTGAGTTATCAGTCCACAATAATTCACCATTTTTAAGGTGCCGAGGTAAAATAGCATCTGCTGTGTTAATTGAGCTAGCTTTACGACTTACAAACGTGTATAGAACAGTAACTGCCTGGCTATCAATTGGATCTTCGACAACAACTGTATCAGGTACTTTAAATGTTATAGTATTTAATGTTGACGAAATTACTTTAAAAAATCCGTTTAATGTTGATGAATGTTTAATCCCAATATATGATCCCGCAAGTAACTTAATTGATCGATTAATTGTAAGTACAATAGTAGAATCAGTTTGCATAATGGTTTTAACTTTAATTTTTGGATTAGTGTATCTATAGACATTCCAACTTATCCCTTCAAACGTACACCAAATATAATCACCTTCAATAAAAGAACTAATATCTGCAGTAGCAATATCGGCAATAGTTTTAACCGTTAATCGGACTTCATCTGCCCTAACATGGCCGGCCGATCTTAAAAATTGAGTAGAATTTACAACCGGCCACGGCGATGACGAATATCCTACAGGTTTAATATATAAATCCGAAGGTGTTTGTCGAACAATAAAATCAGTAGCATCCGGATTAATAGTATTAACTAATTCAAAACCTTGTGGATTAATAATAAACTTATTTTCGTCAAGTATGATTTCAATATTTTCAAATGCTGCATTTGCACCATATTGGCCTAATCTAATTGCCCATTCTTCAAAAAATGCCAAACTTTCTTGATTATCTGCACTAAGAACATCAAATAATTTATTAAAGACATTTTGAGTTCCTTTTTCAATAATCATACCTTGGTAAAATTTATATTCGCTAACATCATCTTGAATAATATTATTTAGATATTGGCGTTTTTGGTAACCGATTAAATGTTGCGCCATTTTTTGCTGTGCTGAATCAAATGTGTCATCATCTAAACTATAAAAATCTTCAAATTGGCTTGCTTTATATGTCCAATTTGCAATTAATGCAGATTTTGGTTTTTCATCTAATTTAATCCACTGGGTAGTATCAAATTTTTCAGCGCCTACTATTGACAAATCTGCACTATAATAGTATTCTTTGTACTTAACAACATCGCCGAGTGCATAATCAGTCCATGCATTCCATTGTTGAACAACTGCTTGATCTACAATAAAACCCGGAACGTTTAACGATCCGTTCCAATTAGTACTAATATACCCTGAAACTTTTAACCTATCTTGTTTATAACCACTTTCAGGATTAAAAATAGTATCGTTAAACATAGTTGTATTATTAATAAGAATCACATGTTCTTTTTGAACAAGATAAAATGCTGCACCGTATAACGTAGAGTCGTCTTTAAGAGTGTAAGTTACCGACTGATCGGCCCTAAATGAGTTTAAGAAATTAAACAGAACCGGGCGGCCGTCAACTCCACATATTTCATAATCATTAAATGTATTTGTTATATCGTCAACAACACTTAATTGCGTGCTAAATGTAATTTTTTCAGCAGCAGGGCTCAATGACAATACTGCACTTCCTACAAAACTTAACCCATCTAATTTTTCAAAAAATGCAGGATCAAATACAGACGACGGTTGAACAATTCGTATTGCTCTATAATAATCCCCGTGCCATCGAACAATTGAATTAAATTTTATTAGTAGACCCGGATCCCATTCAGTCCAGTTGGTTTGGCTAGATGACCAATTTTGTGTTGTCCAAAACAAAAATTCCCTTGCACTTGTTTCCCAGTTTGCTACACGATTTAATTCAGAATTAAACTCATCAAATATAAAACCCTGAGATTTTAAATATTCACCGTGGCCAATTAAAAAATCAACAACTCCTTGAATATCAGAAAATATAGAACCGTATGTGTAGGTAATAATGTCTCTCTTATTCCACAATGTTCTAAATATCGCAGTTTTACCACCGATTACAGGAAGTGCCGAAAGTCTTGCATAATATTTTATTTCAAATACATCGGTTGTATCATGAGTTTCTTTAACTCTATAAAAATTATTATTAAATTGCACTATCTTGTCTTTAGCAAATGTATGAAATTCAGACCATGCTACGAAACTTTCCGAAATTCCGCCAACAGTAACAGAATGGCCCGAGGCCATTGGTGAAAATACTTTAAAATACGGTTGTGTTTTACTATAACCTTTAATTGAAAACCCGTTATTATTTTTAGTAATAATTACACCACTATAACTAATTTTTTTAATCGGAGACGATGTATTTAAAATTATTTCATAATCTTCTTGAGGGACAAACACGCTTCCTGCAGATATTGGATTTTTCGAATCAAGTAATAAATTAAATTTTTCTTTACTAGTAAATGCGCCTACTCTATAACAAATTTGACTAGATATGTTTGTAAGATCATATTGGTATTCTGTGAAAGATCTTAATGTATCACTTAAAATATAGTTAACAATGTAATTAATAATACCTGCAGTTTGCACTCTAGAAGTATCAAACACATTGCTCGGTAAGACAATATCTGCAGGTGAAATTCTAAGGCCTGATTCTTTATAAATTAGTTGACCTGACAAATCTCGAACGATTCGTGATCTATCAAGTAGTACCCCGATTGTATGTGCAGGTGTTAACAGCATTGAAGTAATAAGCACACTGAACGGAAAATGTGAGCTTCGACGCCATGCACTTTCAACTGGACTAACATCTCCAAATTTAAAATTAGTTGCCTGTTGATACATATTTGTACCAAATGTTAATCCTGAAATTTGCGGACTAGCAATGTTTCCATCACTATCAACCGGAATGTGATCAATTAAAAATGGTCTTACATATTTTTTAAGTTTAACTGCCGGTTTACCTGGCTCTTTTAACAAACCGTTACTGATATCATTCCACATTACTAGATTGTCAGCAGTATAAGGTGCCGGGCCGTACAAATTTACCCACCATAAAGGTTCTTCAGATAATCCTAACATTTCCCAAGGACACAAATTTGGGCGATCAGTGCCAAACATCCAACGATAAATTCCTCGCCAATACCCAGGTACTAGTCTATTATCTAAAGTATACTGTCCAAGGTAATTGTAGGTTAATGGATTAAGGTTATCAAAATTCAGAGGCATTGTAAAATCTTGATCAACATACGACAACCATTTATAAAAATTTGGTGCTAATACATCATTAAATTCAGTTAAACTGTAATCATTAGATCTATTATAACTTGGAATTACATCGTCAATATCAAAAATTGCAGGATTGTATGTAACTTTAATGTTGTTGTAAATACGTTTTTCTAATTCTAATATTAAACCATCTCGATAATCGTTATATGCAAGTATCTGACTACCGTCATGTCCTTGAATCATTAACCGAGGTGTTATTAATGTTGTATCTAAATAAACACTCGGTTCGTACTTTGGCCAAATACCTAGTTTAGTCGGTGTTTCAGGAACAAAATTACCATCGGTACTTTCGTATTCATAAATGGTAATAATATCATCATTATGTTTAGTTGCAGTAATAATAACAAAACCTTGATTATCAAAGGTGTAGTCTTTCCCGTGTAACAGTTGTTCGTCGTTTAAGTACACACCGACTGCTTTGTTAGATAACGCTGTTAAACTAAACACTTCTGCTAACGAGTAACTTTGGATTCTATAATCTAACACTGTAAATGATGTTTTTAAACTTGCACTGTACGGAACCATATCACTAAAATAAAACGAAGAATTTTTCGGTTTATCCTTATTAATTTCTCTCATTATTTGATTAACAAACGAAATAGGATCAGTGTGGATTCCTAATGATGTTGCAGTAATAACAAAATTTCTTTTAAATTCGTTATATCGATCACGAGCATGTTCTAATGCTTTAATAACATTTTTAGTGTTAGATGTAATATGGTAAAGCGATATACCAAGCGGGCCACTGTGCTGAACAAACTTTGTGCCATATTGAGAAATGTTTCCAAGATCGCGAATATTACTTGCTCCCGGAAAAGTTCCACTAAATCCATCTAAATTATCAACTATTGATGTTACATGGTCAATTACTTCGCCCAACGTAAATTCAGAAATTAATTTATTAAACGGATTACTTTGAAGGTTGACTGGAATTTCATAATATCCATTCTCGTTAATCGGCTGTGCAGAAAATGTTTTAATAGATAATACATCTGATGCTGCTAAATCATTATCTAGCACAATTGTTTTTCTATATGGAATATTATCAGTTAATTCAGTGTTAATTGCCCATTCCGAGTTGTTTAATCGAATTCCGTTAACATATACACGCACTACTAAATCGCTAAGGATTGAAATATCGTCGTATAGATCAATTTTAAAATTGTTTAAATTTGTTACGTTTTTGTAAACACGCACTGCAGCTTGTGTATTTGTTACATTGCAAATCTGCCAGCCGTTAACATACGACGGTAAATTGTTGTATTTTGTCTTAACTAAAAAACCTACGTTTGTTAATTTAGTATTAATTTTTGAATTTTCTTCGTATTGAAAGTTATCAGTCATCAATGAGAAATTAAAAACAATATCGCCAACATTGTTGATATTTTTATATGATAATGCAAAACCTAAATTCTTATCTACTGATCCGCTACCGGTTTTATACGAAAAAAGTGATGTACCTAAAAACGTCGAACCTGCATATTTACTAATATCACCAAAACTAATACCGGTGTTATCAACTATATCAAACAACGGCTGCTGATTTAACTTTGTCTTTTGTTGTCCTATTTTCCAGTCTGCACCGTTAAACCAATACGATATCCCTTGATTTTTTATTCCTGAATGAATCAGTGCTGTTTGATTTTTAGAAACAATTTCATCTAACACTAGATGAATCTGACTGCTTGTCGGTACACCGTTAATGTCAGTTTTATTAGTATATAAATTAACAATTTCAACACGATATATATTATTCTTAACAAGATTATCAGTGTCAGCAGTAAACAGTATTCGGTGGCCATCTGCAAGATTAATGCCGTCGACATTGTATCCAGCCGATCCTTCGATGATTGAAAACACATCAGTTGTAAAATCATCAATTAAATCAATATCAGTAACTGCATGCGTTCCGAAATTAAATAATTTAAGATCATTATCAAATTCAATAATTGGTCGAACTGCCCGTGCCGACTGATCGATAGTCGGTGTTATTTCGTTAATCAATGCGCTAGTTTCAATAACATCTTTATGAAACCATCGATTATATCTCGACCATGCATTCCTATCTTTGCTTGCACGGTTAATAACAATATAATCAGAAATGCTTGCATAAGAAATTGCATCACTAAACGGTTTTGCATCAAACGGGCTAGCATCAAATAAAATAGTTTCAGGTGTAGTATAATTAGTTAAGATTTCTAAATCTGATTCACTAACTAATGAAATTGCAGTACCTACTCCCTCAACGTAATATTTGCCAATTGCGTAAGTTGCAGGAGAAACATTTCCAACAAATGCAACTTTCATACCATTACTTAATAATGTGCCATCTGCTAATTTATAAGTTTTTTTACCTAGTAGTTCTGTTTTGATATCTAACGAAGAATTTTCATTAAGATCTAAAACTTGCACAACACCACCAAGAAGTATATCATTTTCACTAACATAATATAATACATCTGGGCAGGTATTTGGAACAGTAAACGTAATAGTACCTAATTCAACAGCCCAATCTAATGCAGTAGTACGATATCTATCAGCAAATCCAGTAGATCGTTTGGTTTTAAAACTAAATGGATTACCAGGACTAGTAATGTCAAACTTGTAAGTTTGGCCACGATACAATGTCAATGTTGGATTTCTTGAGAGTCCGTTCGGCGTAAACAAATATTCGTTGTTATCGCCTTCACTTTCTACAATTACAGTATATGTACTTTCAACTTTTTGGATATTACCATACACGTTAACAACTGCAGGACCGTTTGGTAACCAATAGTAATTTTGAAAATTTACAAACTTGTCCCAATTAATATGAGGATCCCAACTATAAAATTCTTGTTTATTCAACCGGGCATGGTTGCTAACATTACCGCCAAACACATTAATTTGATTAATATAATCTTGATAATCTTTAAAAAATGTTGTATTATTAAGCGAATCTTTAACAGCGAACCCCGGTTCTAATTGATAGTGCTGCCTAGTAGAATCAGCTGCAGCAACAAAAACATCATCAGCAGTTGTTGCTTTAGCATTTTGGCGACCAACATATCCGCTAACTTTTTGTACAGTTCCTGGTTGTACTAATTGATTAACAGTAGCTTGTAAAAACTTTTTATTTGCATCTGTTCTATAAAATCTTGGTAGAAATGATGCAGAAAGGTTGTCACTTGCGATTGGATTTGTGTTATCAGCCATTAGATACTCCCATATGATGAACTAGTAATAAGTTGTTGTTCTGCTGAATTTTCAGCAGTAATAATATTTGCCGATTTAATTTGATTTGCAGTAATGCCAGAAATAATTTCAATGTCACTTACTGTTGCTCCATTAATAAAAATTTGATTGCTAGTCGATTTAATTTCAAATAGACTACCAAACGATAAACTAGGTTGACGTGGCACAATTAAAAAATTTGAAATATTAGGTGATGTTTTATTCATAACATAAGTTGCCAGTTCTGTAAAATAAAAAGTATCACCAAAATCCCAATTTTCTAAGGCAAAAAATTCGTTAATTGAAGTTATAACTTGAGATTTAATGTCATTATCTGATATAACTTGTCCAGAGGTTTTTGTAATTTTAAATACCGCTTGTAATTCTAAAGGAGCAGTTGCGCCAAATAAGACTTTGTATTGCACAGGATGATATATAACTTCATCAGACACTGCTTTAATTAAATTAAGAGACGGTGCTAACGTGTTATATAACTCATCAGTTCCAGGAGCAAGTGGTTTAGTAATGTCTGCACCTGCAAGCCATTGCCTAAACGTAGTGTCATAATTTCTTGTTAATACAAACACATCGATTATATTACTTGTACCAGGGTCAATTCGAGACTCATAGTCAGCACTGTGAATATATTGGAATTTAAGATTACCCCTGCCTTGATATACTTTGTACGCAAGCGATGGTACTAATTTTCTTGCAGCAGTTAATTGTTTCACAACTGCCGTTTCTATAAAATAAAAATACTGGCCAATTGTAAAATCTAACAATGTATCTAACTCAGATTCGGAATTATATATTTTAACAAGTTCATAGAAATTGTCAATATATCTAAAATCATCTTGTCCTAACGAAATCGAATACTTTTCTTCAACAATATATCGATTTTTAAGAGGAATTGTCGAATTGTTAGGATCTACAATAGTTAGAAATAATTCAGGATTATCAACAATGCCGTCGTCGTCGCTATCAGCATATGACACAATAATTTTTTTATTATCAACATATCCATCTAATCCAACATATTCAGATTGGATTTCCCATTTATAATCTACAGTAAACGGCAATGTACTGCCTGCAACTGGGTTAATATTTAAAATTTTAATAGCGTCTTTAATTAACGAGTTTGATCGAGTATCGTATATTTTTTTACTGCTATCAAAATAAAATCTAATCTGTTTATCACTTTCAAAAATAAAACGTGTTTCGCGACTAGTTATTTTATAAAATTCGTTGTCAGTTGTAAACAATAATAGCCAACTTGAATCTTGTTGTGTATTTGAAGTGTCGCCCTGTTTTCCTAAATTAAACACGCCTTTGCTGTTTAAATTAACTTCAAAGATAAGTTGCCATTCTTGAACAACTGCATTGTATCGTAATCCAAACGGTTTATTTAAAAATATCAAATCAATCATTGTTGCTATAACAGGTTGAGAAATCGAAGTTGAAAACTTTGGAATAATTTGGCTAGCTATTGCACCAGTCGGAATCGGAGTACTTAATGTTATAGCACCTATGCCAGTTGGTAATATCCCAGTATTTGACGCAGTGCCATCAGCAGCAACCGTAACCACTTCTGCCCATAGATACGACACATACCCAAGTTCCGATCCTGTCCCTTCGACAAGTACATTATTGCTAGCAGTGTTAAAAAATTTACCATCAGGTGCAGAAAATCTAATCAATGCACCTGATGCAAAATATTTAAGATCAGTAGAAGTGTATGAGCTAACTTTAGTAATTTGAAGATCAGAAAGATTGCTGATGTACCCAGACGATGACGAGGTATCTGTTGTAACTGCAGTCCAAAACACACTTAAACTTAAAGTTATTAAATTAATAAATTTTGAATAATAATAGTTTCTTAATTCTGTTTTTTTCAAAATATCAATTACAGTATTATAAATTACACCTTCAATGTCAGTCTTATTAGCAAAAGAAAATTTAACAAATGTTTGATAACTTTCAGTGTACAAGACACCGTCATCTGCAAATAAATTTGTAGAACTATATTTGCCAGTCGGATCAACTAAATCGAAATATCGACTAATGCCACTTGACGATCTGTTTACAGCTTTAACTTTTAATATCTGCTGGTTAACGCCCAATGGACTAATATTATAATCTTCACCTGTAATCATTCTATTTTGTGTGTAGTATGTTGCAGGTGCATTTGCTTTAATACTTGTGTTCGATTCTGTAGTATCAGCATTACTTACTGATGTAGCCAATGCTAAAGTAACCGTTAATGTTTCAAGTTGGTTAGTTGCCGAGTTATACGGTATAGAAATTGAAACATTGCGAATATCCTGTGGTGTAATTTTATAATTTAATCCGTTACTAATTCTATAATAAACTCTAAAAGTACCTAACGGTAAATTACCAAATGTGCCGTCACTGAATGTTAAACTAACTGCATCACCTGCACGAGTTGTAACACCGTATATATTTCTAATGTTTTTGTTTAAGCTATTGTAGATAATGTTGTTACCTTCAAAACTAGGAACTTTTGTCCACAATTCACTTTCACTACTGTTCTTGTCTAATCGATATAACCAAACATCGTTATTGTTAATGCCTTGCGATTGAATGTCAACTGATTCATTAGTGCTAGGTTGTGAAATTGAAAACGACCCAGTATTAAGATTTCCTTGAGTAAAGTTTAAAAAGAAACCAGTAGCTGCACTACTGTAGCCACGGCCGTCATTTCTAAAAATGCAGGCAAGTTTATTTCCTGCTTTTGGTGGTTCTTCGTAGATATAGTCTTGGCCGTTAAACGATGAACTTGTTATTTCAAATGTTGTGCTTCTACCTGATATTGTTTTTGAAAATGAATAAACAGGTACCCCGGCATTTGCACTGTCAAATCGATATTGCTCTGTCGGAATTCCGTATACAGATGCTTTGTCTGCAGGATTTCCAAATTGTTGTGATGTAGGCAATGCAGCGTTAATTACTTTAATAAACTGATCGTACCAATTTGAATTTGATGCATCATTCCATGTAATGACCTGTCCGGCTAAGTTTCGTCCGGTACTATCAATTACACTTTGGCTAGTTTGCACAGTTGTAAATTTTAGCAACCCTTGTGCAGCAACATTTCGTTTTGCATTATAACTAATAAGGCGTGCCAATCTTAACACACTGTCACGTCGTTCGGCTAACTCTAAAAAATTTTCACGAGCATTTAAATCAATTCTAAACGCTACACTTTGTCCTAAAAATGCAATTAGATCGATAAGTGCCAAGTACTCTGAACTTTCAATATAATCGTTAAAATCTTCTGGGTAGTTTTGACGAATATAGTCAATCATTGTTCTTCGAAGGTTTTCAAAATCGTAACTTTGGAAGTCTGCGTTTCTAAAAGATTGATAAATTTTCTTCCAATCTTCCGCTACTAATAATCTATTTTGTCTATCTATTGCACTCATGGTTTATCCTAATAAGTGTATTTATTGAATAAAATTATGTGTGTACTTTATTGTATTAGCAAGCCACTAGTTTGATCAAATCGTAATTTCATTGATTGGGAAATATTATACGGATTAAATTGCAACGAACATTCAATTTGTATTCCAGTTTCGTATGCAGTAACCACTACTTCAGATGCATAAATTCGAGGATCATAATTAATAATTTTATTAACATCTTGCAAAATTAATTCTTTAACCTGCTCTGTCATTGGCTCAAATAGCACGTCCCAAATTATTGTACCGAAGCTAGGCTGCATTAATCGTTCACCTTGTCTAATGTAAAAATGATTAAGTAAATCCTGTTTGACTAATTCAATATCAAACAAACTAAAATTTTCTGATGTAGTGTTAACTGTACTAAATCCTTTATACATTTTTGGTGTAATATCACCTGTTTTAATCGCAACTGCCGGCAATGAAATTCTATGATAAAGGTTTGAGTTTGCGCTCATTTCTTTTTCTCCTCACCTTTGACTTTAGCAAAAGTATCTGTTTTTGTTGTGTATTTTTTAAAGAAGTCTGGAATAGCATTTGATCGACTGGCACTGGGATCACTGGCTTTTGTTTGCACAGGAATAACTTTAGTAGGATCTAAATTTTCATGGCCGCTATATGGTTCTTGCGTCGGTACTCTAATAGGAATGTATGCTTTTGTTGCAACTGCTGCAGCCGGGCCATTCATATCAATTTTTCCAGCAGTTTCTATATGATGACTACTTTTTAAATTTAAATCATTTTTAACTGTGATTTTTCCGCTACCTGCATCTGCAAGAACTTCTAAATCACCAAAAGTTGCAGTAATTTTCACATTTCGCCTAGCTGTAATATTGACCCATCCGTCAGTGTCTGCAGTAAATTTTCCTACTGTTTTATCCTTAGTATCTGAACCTGCATGTAAATTTATATCTCGAGCAGCACTAAAATTAATATCTACATCCGACCTAAAACTAATACTATCAGATGCATACACATCAATTTTTCCGTTACTGGTCATTTCAATCCACGCAGTACCTCTAGAATTAGTAATGTAAATTAAATCTTCACTGTTGTGTAACAAAATTTGATGGCCAGTACGTGTGCGAATTCTAACAAGCTCGTTATGTGGTATTGTTACATCTCCGCCGGTTTCACCTTGTTCGATCGCCATGTATTCCGGCCCGGCTTCACTTGGTTTTTTCTTACGAAGGAACTTGTCATCACCGTCATCCATGACAAAAGTACTACCACCTAATCTACTCACAAACGCATTTGGAATTTTATGTTCTTCCTTACCAATTGGACCTGTTTTTGCACCTGATCTTTTATCAAGTGGCCCGGGAGTCGATATTCCAAATACCATACTAGGCGTTTCACGTCTTGCGCTGCTAGTAGTAATACCGCGAGTGTCATCGTACAATAAGCCGCCATCATTTAAGCCAAGATTACCCTGATTCTCTAAAACTGCAGCAAATGGATGCGCAGGTTTTTTAAATTTTGAAGGATCAGATGTTGCGGTATTAACTTTAGCATTAAATTCAGCAACTGGTCTTCGTTGTTTACTGTCAAGCACATATTCTGTTGCAGCAAGTCCAGGAATCATAAAATTTTTATTTTCTTCAAACACACAACCTATCCAGTAACCGTATTTTGGATCACCGTTAATAAAAAATACAATTACTTTTGACCCGACATCGGGTGGAACCATCCAAAAACCGTAGCTCTTTTGGGTATTATTATAATCATTCGGATCTTCGGCAACAAATTCTTTACTTGTTATTCCGCCAAATGGACTCATATAATTAACACGATGCAATTCTCCCTCTTTACTTGTTCCACCTGTTGGTCGATCAAGTTCGACTTCAAGTATGCCCATGTATGTTCCGTCTTGATGGCTTACTACTGTTGCTAAGAACGGGCCTGGTTCTGGTTTTGATCCCGATGATGAAATAACTCCACCCTGGTTTAAATTTCTGTCACTCATTATCTTACCTATAATACTTTGCTAACTACGCTTGTTACTGCGTCTGTTACTGCACCTACAGCATCGCTTGCTAGTTTTGCTGCTGCATCAACAACTCCCGATGCTAGGTTTGCCACGTTAAACGTGCCACTCGGAGCAATGTTTGTTCCTTCTTGCATTGGTAATCTGTATGCATCAAGTTCTTGTGTAAATTGCCCGCCGTTAAACGAACTTTTGACAGTAGTAACATTGTAAAGACCGTTAAACTGCATCAACGGCACAGTAGCAGCACCAAAAGAATACATTCCAGTTGTTTGATTAATGTCAATCGGAGTTCTAAAAAATATTTTAATAACAACTTCGCCGTTTTGATAATTTACTGACCCGTCAGTTGTTAAATTACTGTATTGCGTAGAACTTGCAGTGTAATTACCCATGCCACTTTGTACAACAAAATACGGATCACCTACTATTTTTAATTTTATATTGTACATGTCAAGTCCTGACGTAACTGAATCCATAAAGAATCTAGCAGCGCGAGTGCCTTTTGTTTCTGTGCCACCACCACCCATCTTGTCAGAACCGGTTAATGTTCCAATATACTTTACAACTGTCGAGCCAACACCTAATTCTTGTTCAGGTTCAAACCCTTCGGCAAGAGGCGACCCACCTTTTGGTTTAACATTTCCAATTTCTGAGTCTTTAACATCTCCACCGTCTTGTAATCCGTCGGCGGCCATAATTGTCTGAAATCCGTTGTTAATCTTAATATCAAAATTTAAAATGTCAACATTTTTACCAGTGTAAATGTAATTGTATTCTTTAACTGCCTGTTGTGCTAAATTATCAAACCCGGGAACTTGTGCATTAGGCGGAGCCATTTTACTAGAATGTACATCGTACGGTACTACCCGGTAAACTATTAACTTGGGATAGGTTCCAGTTGATTTCATATTGTCTGTGTTAGGAATAATATAAGTTTGAATATCAATCCTCCACCATCCTATGTACCCTTCTGGACTTAAATTATCTGGGTTAAATGCATCAGTTACAAAATTACTTTGTAAAATAACTTGATTAATTGCATTTGGAATATCTGTATCTTGTCTAAATCTAAAATCACTTTCTGCGGCATTGATAGTGTTGTTTGCACGCACATTAACTTTTAATTTGTCATCGTACACTACATTATCTTTTCCAACCGGAGCGTCACCTTTTCGTTTTTCATCAAATCCTAACTTTGCTTTACCTAAATCATTACAATTCTTAGGATCTTGTTCTAATGATTGAGTATCTTTGTTTCGAGACACACCAATTTTGTCAAATAATGCTTGTTGCGTTGCATCAGTAGTTGCACCATCTTTATTTTCAGTGTTACCAGATCCGCCGCCAGTAGCTTCAGACGAAGTGTCTATTGGAAATAAAATTAGAATCTCATCCGGGACAGCTACAATTTTTTTATCTTGTAATGATTTTAATCGTTTATTAATAACTGATTGCAAACTTTTTTCACCTGTTTGCAATGTTTCTTGCACAGTTGTACCTTTTATCGAAACGTCAGTTTTTAATGTTGCATGCTCATCGCTTAACCCTAATTGATTATACGGTTGTGCAGTTACAGTGTATGAACTTCCGCTTGCATCAACTGACATGTTAATCTCATTAAACATGAACGGTATGCGTTTTTCTAAACCAGGAATTGGTACCATCGAACCATTTTCTTTATTACCTCTAAAATCAATAGTTAATAAAAACGGGGCATCTCGCCAAGCGTTCCATCCTTGCTCTTGAGCAGCTTGCTGGATAGAAATCATAAACAATCCCATACTAAACGGTTCTCTAACTTTAAAAGAAATAGATGAAACATTTGTGTTAAAGCCAAATTGCAAACCTATTTGGCTATCTAATTGTAAATCTTCAACAAAAAAGTCAAACTTGCCATAAGGTGTGTTTACACGATTAGTCGGATCAGCATTTGCCGATTTGCAAATTAGCGGAATTCTTTTTCCTGACAAATACGTCGAATCTGGATAGTTACAGTCTTCTGCTGTTAACGATCCTATGCCGAGCACGTAGTCATATGTTGCATAACCGTGAAGTGCATTAGCAATTGGAAATTTTTGCGGTGCAATTTCTTTAAATGCAGAGGTAACTGCACTAATAGTGCTGTCAATTGCTGCAGCAACTCCTGTTGCTGCACCTATGCCTGTTAAAACAGTAGTTGCCACTGATGACGCTGTAGTTGCTCCTGCCATTATATACCTAACGCCTCTCTTAATTTTGAATTTTTTGGAACATATATTT